CAAACCAGATTATCAAAGAGCTGGTGGACTAGGCGATGGTCATGTATCGACAGCCCACTTGTGTCTACAGAGTTTGTTGAGGAGATGCGCGAGCGATATGGCGAAGAAAGCAACGCATTTCGCATCCGCGTACTTGGCGAGTTTCCATTGGCTGATGACGATACGATCATACCATTTCACCTAGCCCAGAGCGCGACACATCGTGATATTGAGATGACGCCAGATATAAAGCCAGTGTGGGGCTTGGACGTGGCGAGGTTTGGTACTGATAAAACTGCGCTTTGCAAAAGATATGGTAACGTAGTCACAGATATTGATGCGTGGCAGGGATTGGATCTCATGCAAACTGTGGGCAGGGTTATGGCAGAATATGAGGGATTACAGCCCAGCATGAGGCCATCAGACATATTGGTCGATAGCATTGGTGTTGGCGGCGGTGTAGTTGATAGACTGCGTGAGCTGGGTATGCCTGTTCGTGGCATTAATGTTGGCGAAGCTCCAGCTCTGGGCAAAACTTACATGAATTTGCGTAGCGAGCTGTGGTTTAAGACAAAAGGCTGGCTGGAAGATAGATCCTGCAAGTTACCAAAGGATGACCAGCTCTTAGCTGAGTTAACCAGCATTAGGTATAGCTTTACATCGTCGGGCAAGATGAAAGCCGAAAGCAAGGACGCAATGCGAAAACGTGGCCTAAAATCGCCAGACCTCGCAGATGCATTATGTTTGACAATGGCATCGGACGCAACGACTGCATTATCTGGCAATAACAATAACTGGAATAAATCTATTAAGCGCAATTTAAAGGGAATTGCATGAAAAAAAAATTTTTAAATTTGTCACCTAAGATGAAAAATTTATTGATGGCTAAGTGGATAAGGCAGTATGTGCAACGCGGTTTATCTTTGCAGGATGCACAACACGCCGCGAGGTGGAAAGCTGGCGAGTGGAAGCTCTCAGAAAGAATGCGTAACATACTGGCGTCAATAGATGAATTGTGATATGGTCGCATAATATACAGTAAAAAGGTTTTACCATGAAAACATGCAAGGGATGTCCTACCAAGTCAAACTGCAAGGCAAAAGGTATGTGCTTGAATGGCGGCTATGGTAAATAAAGGCATACTTAATTTCCTCAATCAACTTGACGAGGGCAAGCGTAACAAGCGCAATAGTTTTGCGGAACGTGTTGCAAATTTCCTGACGCCTAATGACGAATTTGAATATCGTGATGGGTTGCTGGTCAATCAAGATGGCACGTCTGCAATGGATCGTATCGGCGAAAAGACAAGCTACGGCACGTTAGGCCAAGCCAATTTTGCTGGCAATGATCCACTTTCATTTAGCGGATCTGCTGGGTATCATAGAATGCCAGATGGTAGCATGATGGCAAACAGCGATATGGTTGAAGGTTATTCAATGCCATACGGCGTCCAGCCAGATCAGCCTATTGAAATGTCAAACATTTTGCCAGCAGAAGTAATTCGCATAATCCAAGGATCTAATCTTGCAAATAAGCAGGGGTTTATAGAGCTACTGGAATATAAGATGAATAACGAGCCAGAAGATTATAAGAGGGTTATGCTTAACCCAGATGGCCTATCTGAATTAATGGCGCTGTATAACGCCACAAATGAAGCAAGAACGCCTAGCAGGGAAATGTCACCTAGAATACAACAAATGCTAGATGGAATATTTGATGGGACTGCTTGATCAACAAAGGCCAATGAGCTTTTCTGGAAAGAGGACAGCTACACCATACCAAGGCATTACGGCAATGGACGCCGCAAAGTTTGTAGCTGAGGCCACACCTATCATTGGTGATGCTATGGCGGCTAAGGAAATATACGACGAGCTACAAAAGCCAGAGCCTAACTATGGATTGGTTGCAGTTTTAGCTGGTGCATCTCTAATTGGCTTAGTGCCACTTATTGGCGATGCCGCCGCCGCGCCCATTAAGAAAGTTGCAAAAGGCTTACTTGATGTAGTTGATCGCGTTGAAGTTGATCCAAATGCGCTGGGGTCTACATTTGGTAATCTTAAATTAAATCCAAAATCCAGCAATGTTCCACGCAATATGCCAGCAAATAATGTGCTGGATAAAGTTGACAATTTATCAAAAGAACAACTGGAAACTGCCGTTCCATTTACAAAAACTTCTAATTTTGCCAAACCTAGAGTTGGCGGTGGGCGAGCAAAAGATCCAGCTTTATTTAACAGCTTTTCTTCAAAAAAACAAACTGGTGTTTCACCTAGTGATTGGGAAGTAAAGGGTCGCAGAATTACATCTGGAATAGAGACGCCAGATTACAAAACTGTTGAAGATATAAGAAAAGAGGGTTTTACTGATTTATTTGGCTTTACGGCAGATGGCACATACGCTGATACAATAGTAGATGAGTTTAATGGTATAAAACTTGATAGACCAGTAATGTTTGAAGGTGGTCACCAATATGGAGATGGTGGGCTTGGATTTGCCTCTGATGATGCGGCATTAGCATCTAAGCAAAATGCATGGGCTAGAAATATAGATGCTGGTGGACGCCCTCTAGTTACGCCACTTACAATGGGCGCAAAAGGTGGGGATTTTTCAGCTCACCAAGCAATGTTAGCGGCTCAAGCTATTTTATCAAACGCAGATAATATTAATCCTAACTTTGTGCCATTATCAGGTGCGGCTAAAAACAATAATAGACTTTTGCCAGAGGGCATGGGGTTACTTAACCCAGAGCTTGCAAATTATCTTGCTGGTTTAAAAGGTGGGAAAAGATCTGCATTTGTAAGATCTTTAGATACATCACCAGCTCTTGAGGCAAACGTACCAAGTATGGGCGCTGTCAGGTGGGCTGGAACTGCTCCAGAGCTAACTGAAAAACCTTTACTTAGCGGTGGCTTTAGAATGTTTGAGCCTGACATAGATCCTGATGGTTTATTAGATTACAGCAATCCACATTCAACATACAATGCATCAATTGGACGTGTTGGAAATAATATGACAATGGGTGAAGTACGCCCTTGGTATTTGCAATTCCCTGATTTTGCCGTTCCAAGGATGATAGACAACACACCATCTGGCTCAAATATGTTAAATCCAAATGCTATGCCTAAAGAATTAAGATCAATGCAAATGAATCCTAATGTTTCTCAAAAGATAGATGATCAATACGAAGATATGAATATGATGTATAATGAAATTTTAAAATCTCAAGGCAAAGACGCCGCAGATATGTATGCAATGGATGCCGCTTTAAACAGATACCAAATGCAGGGATTGTTGGATTAATAGAAAGATATACAACGTGGGCTACTATCTCGTTAATAAATATGATATATAGAAATAAAACTAGGGGCTAAACAATGCCAATAACAACATACGCAGAATTAAAGACGACACTCGCAGATTTTTTAAATCGTGATGATCTTACATCTGTGTCTAGTACATTCATAAGTTTAGCCGAGGCTGACTTAAATCGCAAGTTACGCCACTGGAAAATGGAAACTAGATCCACTGCTGAGATTGACACAAAATACAGCGCGATCCCTGCGGATCTTTTAGAGCCTATTCGATTTCATATTACGAGTGGCGAGACAAACCCATTAGAATTAATATCGCAGGCGGAATTGCTAGACAGACAGCGAAGAGCTGGCAACGTGTCAGGCCATCCAAGATACTACGCAATGACTGCTGGCGAGTTACAAGTGCATCCAGCGCCAGATGGCGTTTACGATGCTGAATTATATTACTATCAGAAAATTCCCGCATTATCTGACAGTAATACAACCAATTGGCTTCTGGGCGAATATCCAGATGCTTATTTATATGGAGCTTTGGTACACTCAGCCCCATATTTAAAAGAAGACGCTCGAATTACTACTTGGGCGGCTTTGTATCAAAGCGCTGTTGACGCTATAAACGCTGTCAGCGATCAAACTAAATACGGCGGCTCTGGTCGTCGTTTAAAAATAAGGGCATATTAAAATGAGTTTTTCTAATGAATTTGAAACAAGAGTATTAAACTATGTGTTTACTACATCATCTGTAACAAGGCCGACAACATGGCGTGTTGCATTATATACAGGCGCACCAAGTGATACTGGCGGCGGTACTGAAGTATCTGGCGGTGGTTATGCCCGTCAGGCTGTAACATTTTCTGTATCTGGTAACACAGCTACTAATTCTGGCGCTGTTGAATACCCCACAGCCACTGCAGGCTATGGAACAGTAACGCACGTTGGAGTATTTGATGCGACAACAGGCGGCAACTTAATTGCATATGCGGCATTGTCTGCGTCTAAAGCTATTGCTACAGGCGACGTATTCCGCATCCCTGCTGGTGATTTAGATATTACTTTAGAGTAAATTAAATGACAGTTTACCGAGGCGGCTACGGCTACAGTCTATATGGCGAACATACATTCGGTTTTGATGGATCAGTCAAAGACGCCTCAATAACAATTTCACCAGCCGCAAGTGTTTCTGTGGCTGGGAATATAACTGCGCGTGGCACAGCAACAGTATCAGCCACATCAAGCGTAGCCACAACGCCAAACAATATTATAGGCGGAAGCGCCACATCTCAATCCACAACTGTAACAGGCGTTGGATTTAATCGTGTGCGTGGTTCAAGCATATCTGTTGCAACTGTCTCTGCTGTTGTCTCTGAAGCGGCAAGAACTAGGAATGTTTCTTCTACAATATCAGCGACATCTAGCGTTAGCGCTTCATGTATAAGAAAACGTCTGGCATCCGCTACAGTATCAGCGACATCTAGTGTTAGTGC